GACAAGGCGTAGCCTCTTAACGACCATTCCAACACCCAATTCCAACACGAAAAACCGCTCTCTCTTTCAAAGAGAAAAATTATATATTATGTGTATAGGATATATGAGTACGTTAGTACGAATATATACTATATATATAATATATAATAGATGCGATTGCATGCGGTCGCATAAAGTTGGCTGAACATATTGATAATCAAGTGTTTACAACGATAAAAATTATATATAAAATACCATGTTTTATGCGACTTATGCGATCGCATAATTTGGCATATTTTCGTTGGTTTTTTGGAGCATAAAAAATCCCGTCTGCACATCGCTGTACAAACGGGATTTAATGCGTATTCAGGCAATATAAAATGCGTGTTATGCGACCGCATGAAATGGTATCAGAATACCTTGTCCTTGTGCTCTTCTTTCAGCCAGTCAAGCAGCTCTCTGATTGCGGTTGCAAGCTCGATTGCGGTCGGCTCGCGTCCGTCCGTGAGGAGCGGCGTGCAGCGCAGTGTTTGTTCAAGTTTGTGGTTCTCGAAGCGCAGCACGATGCCGTTCTCCGTATCGGTGGCTACCCAGCCGTCCTGCATCTCCTTGGACGGCTGGAGTACAAATCTTTCCTTGCTCATTGTTTGATGTCGGGGGCTGTGTAGGTTTTTAATTGCCTATAAATATTTCTGTCATTGATACATATTCGCCACGGTTGCCTCGGTAGTGATGTTGTCTATGCCACCCTTGTTTTTTTAAGTCCTCGAAACATTGACGACCTACAAATATTTGCTCGTTCTCTTCGGATGTGGCTAAAACACCATTCTCGCAACGTGTTATATTTGCGATAACAAAACGCAAGGTGCGTCCGTCTTTGCTATCTTCAATATACAAGGTCTTACCTTTTAATAATTTCTCCATAATGCGTTGACTTAACCGTGATGTCGAGGGCTTAGGTGTTTACCAAACTTCTTCTGCTTCAAACTCCACGTTACCATTCCAGTCGAAGGAATCCGTGTTCTCTTCGTCCTCGGGAGAAAGATAATAGTATGCAGTCAGTTTCCAGCCGCCAACCTTTACCGGGTCGCCTGCATACTCAGTCTTGCCAATATGTGAAGGAACATCGTAAGATGGATACATGACTCTACTGGTAGGCTCTGCGTTTGTTTTCATCGCCTTGTTGACGGTATCCTCGCCAAACTTATCAATAGCTTCTTCTTTGCTTAACTTCTTCATAATATTTCGCTTAACCGTGTTGCGTAGGGCTGAAATGTTTAAAACTTGTGTTCGCCGTTCTCGTAGGGTATTACAATCTCCTGCTCGTCGCCGTTCTCGAAGATGTGGGTGTGGTGAAGTCTGTGCTCATTGTCTACCAAGAACTCGCCATCCCACTCGCACGGGTGGCCGTCGGCTACATACTGAAGATTATCGCTACCGTTGCCGTGTTTAGTGAGCACGATGTCTTCGATGCGGTGCTCTATCGGCGTTGTGTAGTGTTCGCGGAGATAAGCCTTCAGCTCGTCAATCTGAGCCTCTGTAGGTTCGCCCGTCTCGCCAAGCTCCTCGTCGTCAAAATACTCATAATAGCCATTGCAGCTCTCTGCATCATTGATGATGTAGTCTGCTACTGTCATGTAGTTCTCGCGGATTTCTTGCTCGTTGTCGTGAGCTATTGCTTTAACGTAAGTATCAATACTTTTTCTCATAGATTTCCGCTTGCCGTGATGCGGTAGGGCTTATTATTGTAAAATTCAGTTAGTTGTTATTCGATTCGTGAAGCTGTTCAGGTGTCTGCTCCAAGCGGCGTTGATAGTCACGCTTTGATAACGTGTCCTTTGAGTCTCCGAATACCTTGCGGAGGTTGTACCAAGTCTGGCGAACATTGGTTAATGTCAGGTCGTTGCCCTTGCTTGTCTTAATACCCATATCTATAAGTATCTTTGTTGCCTTCTCGAAATTCGCCTGCCTGCGGTCTGTACCTCGCTCTGTGCAGAGCTGGCACACCTGCCATATTGTTTTGTTTGACTTGTTCTCGATCATCTGTTGACGGCGTGATACGCTGGAGGCTGTAATAGCTTTCGATATGTCGCAGCCCTTCGGTCGCCCGAGCTTAACTCCGCCGGCTTTCTTTGCTGCAAGAGCCTGCTTTGTTCGGATCGAGACGAGTAACGCCTCGCGCTCAGCAAGTGCGAAAAACAAAGTAAGTGTGAATTTGTCCGTCTTTGGAAGGTCGCAGAAAAATATGTTTCCTTCCATCTGGTCGTATATTCCAAGAGCTTCTACCGTGTTACGGAAGCGGTCGGACTTCGCTATAATAAGCGTAGCTCCTTCTTCTCTGCATCGCGCCATAGCCTTTTTGAGTTCGGTGCAGCCTTCCAAGTCCTTACCCGTGTACACGTCGCTGTAATCTGCAACGAGTTCGCCACCTTCTGCCTGCACAAAGTATTCTATTATCTGTTTCTGCGCTGCAAGTCCGAGACCTGATGCGCCCTGTTGTTTCGTCGATACTCGACGCCATGCCACAAACTTCTTCATAATATACCTCCTTGTTGTTTACTTGCGGCCCTGAGAAGCACCGAATATTACCCCTATGAGCCACAATATAATCATAATTTCCATCATAATGTTTGTTGTTTTTAGTTTGTAGTCCTGCTGCAAAGTTAGTTATTTTGCGCAGAACTACAATGTTTTTTATGAATATTATTTGCTTTTTCGCAGTATAAAAAGTAATCTTCAACCATTTTGTTTTTGTTGATTCTCTCAATAACCGCTAAAGCGTCATCAACTATCCAACAATCCGTAAACCGTGCACCTTTCAACTCTCCAACGATAAGATATTTATCTTTGTCGTTGTTGTACTCTATCATGTACTCCATGCGTCCACAAGTTGTGAATAATGTCTCTAATATATCGTTGTCGTTGTTATATACAACGTCGAACTTCAACGCTTTAAGAGCGTCGTGTATTATCTTTATTTTCTCATTCATATTCCAAAGTGTTTTTAATATCCGTAGATGATTTTAAAATCTTCCGTTGTCGCTGTTGCCCGTAATATCGGACACAACGAGTAGTTGCCGAGCGGCTTGCAGGTTTCTTCGAACATCCCGTAATGTACGGCAGGAGCTACGGATATTCGGAGCCTCTTTGTTTGTTCACCTGTCAAAAATCGGCCCGTTAACGTGATGGTCTTTTCGGTCCGGCTAACTACTTTTAGCTTCCAACGTGCATCGGTGTTACACGGCGAAACCGCTATATAAGTTTTGCCCACCTCGAATTTTGTTACGTTCTCTTTCATAGTGTCTTTATTTTTTATGGTTTATAATTCAAAAGTCAATCTCTCGTTTGTTCTCGTTCTGCTTATCCGCTCGAACCTCGCAGCGAATTTAAATATATCACTTGTGCGGACCGAACAGGAGAAGCTCCCGACGGCTATTTCGGTTTTCATGTCATAGGGGAAAACCTCGCGGATGGCGCGGTCAAAACACTTGGCAACCTCGCTCGCCGTATATTTGTCAGAACTTTTGCCGCCCTTCCAACGCTTTCTAAAACGCGCCCAGGCTTGAACACATGCGGCGTATAATGCCTGTAAAATGTCTTTGTCGTCTGTCATATTCGTATTTTTTAGTTGTTATTAGTTGGTGCCCGTGCATCGAACACGGGAGCAGGCCGTTTATTAAACTCCTGACACCAAGTGTGTTTTCAATCGTCGGCGCAATATGTCCAACGGCGAATTTTACTCAGTCCGTATTTTTTAAGGTACGCATCCAGGCGTTTTTCAAACTCGTTGCGAAGGCTCTGCACCTTCTGTTTGTACGCTTCTCGTAGTTTGGCGCTATCTTCAACGGTTAGAGTTATCTCGCCATCGTAGTCTTTGGCGCCACGCTTTTTTATAAACATGATTTCAGCTCCGAACTCCTCAGACGTGCCGCTCGTGTAATTTTGCCCGAGTGTTATCTGCTCGTCTTCGACCGCTTCCAAGGCGCGTTTGTACTCCCGATCGAAGCGCTCGAGGTTTTCTGCCTTAAATTCAGCCTCGCCGAAGTTGTGACACTTGTCGGCTGCTTCTTCGGACGTTGGCCCGTACATAGCACTCCAACCGAAGCAAAACGACTTCTCGATGTCTTGTTTGTCGAATGTAATGAAGTGTTTTTCGTCTACCTTCAGAGCTTCGGCGGTATGATCCAAGTAATACCACGTTTTGAAGAGTTCGGAGAACTCCTTCATGTCCTCACTCTGCGCCGTCTTGCGCGGCTTTTTATTTGGCTTGTACGTGTTTAAAAACTCCTCGACGTCGAACATATCAGGGATACACGCGCCACGCTCGCAGAAGTCCGCAAAAGCGGCTTGTTTGTCGGTGTTCATCTGCTTTATTGCTTGTATAACCTCGAAGACTTCCGGGTATATGCACGACTCAGAGTAAAACTCGTCCGGCAGGTATTCGGAATCCTGATACATAAACTCCGGGTCGCTTTCGTCGGCGTGCAACTTCCTGCACGCTTCCAAGAACGCCGCGCCGTCCTGGTATCTACCAAGGTACAGCCATCCACCGTCAAGGCTGCCATCGTTGTACTTTTTGTAGGTGCCGCAATATACTGCGGCGTCTAAAATTGTTAACTTTGCCATGATGCAATAATTTAAAGTGTTATTATTCGTTTGTGAACTCTTTAATGTGCGTGCCTACGTATACGCCAACGACGTACGAAACGAAGGCTAAAAGTGTTACCAATGTTGCCATATTTATATGTGTTTTATTGTTGCCGCCAAACGACCTGTGCAGGCCTTCGCCGTGTCGGTGTCGTCGTATAGTTGTACGTTTGTGATATTTGCAAAGTTGTGTTTAACGAAACATTTCGCCGCCTCGTCGCTTTCTGACTTGAAGCTATAACACACGCCCTGCAACTTTGTCGTGTCGTATCTTGTAGTATATTCCTTCATAATGCCGTTTATTTTCGCTGTGTGCCGTTTGTTTGCGCCCTGCCTTATAGGTGCAGGGCGCAGCGGTTTTTTATTCTAATATGTACCTTAAAATACCTTCTTCACTTTGTTTGCTCAAGGTTTCGAAGTTGACGAACTTTGCACCTTTGCAAATGCGATCCGCGGCTGCTGTTAGCTCTTTTCTATCTGTCACCGTGTAGACGTTTGTCGCATCTTTGCAAACGGTGTCAACCCACAGGAAACAGTGACGGCGAAAAAACGCCGGGTGCGCTATTGGATAGGCTACTTTTGTAATATTCAGATGTTTCCCGCTGTCTTTTATCTTAATAGCAAGATTTAGACGGCTGTCGGCTCTTTTTCTTCCGTTAATTTGAGGTATTAAACAAGTAGCAGCATATAGGTTGATTTTATAGTCTCGTGCCTCTATGGTGTTAATGACATTTAAAAGTTTTGCCCCTGCTTTCGCGAGTTCTTCTTTATCAGTGGTGCAACAGGTACCGACAAAGTAAATAATATTTAACACCTTTGTATTTCTGTATGTCGTTTGCTTGACGTTGTACATATTTATAGGGCTGCCGGAAACAACGGCGCCGACGTTCGGGACGAAGCCGCAAAAGTCCTGCTTTATTGTGTTTGTTATTCTGTTATTTTTTTTCTGCGTGTTGCATCCCTGTATTATTTTCGCCGTGAATGTGTCACCGTTAATTAGCAGCTTGTCGGCGTCTTCGTGTGTTTTGGTGCCTCGGAAATCTACGTTAGTGCTTTCCCTGTTATACATATAGCCAATTTCACGGCGTTCTAACGCTTTTTGAAAGTCTGCTATGCTGTTGTAACGTTCGTTTATTATTGTACTCATATTCTCTATTATTTTGTGTCCTACACGCTTTTGTATTTGCGTGTAGGACTGGTTAATACTTAATACTTCTTAATCTCTTCTGTGTACTTGTTTTTGCTGCTCAACGCCGCGGCTATCTCGCGTATATCATCCCGTGAGATACCCTTAAAGATGAAGGAGTCAAGCACGAATTTCGTGCTCATGTCGTAAAACTTTGCGAGGCGTGAAATTGCACGGTAGCCGCAAATCAATTTAATTTGCAGACTCTTTGTTACGCTGCGAAGGTCGCGGACAAAATCCAATATGTCGAGGTGTCCGCCGCAAATACTCTCTTCTATTTTCGCGTTGTAGCCTATTTCGATAAAGGCGAAGCGGTCGCGGCTGCTTTCATCCATCTGATAGCGTCCGCAATACTCTTCCGTTGCGCCCTGGCCGTTGGTGTTGCCGGCTGCGATGCAATAGAAGTCCGGGTGCTTCGCTACTTTCTCGCCACTATTAGGAAATGTGTAGTAACCGTTTGCGAGTGCAGCGTTCAGGGCAATAATAGCCTCGGCGGTGCTGTTATCGAGTTCGTCGGCAAAGAATAGGCCGCCATTTTTCCACGCCTTATAAAAAGGTGTTTCCTCAAACTCGCCCTGTGCGTTCTTGTAGCCTGATACGTCGAACTTTGTAACGAGTGTATTTTGATAATAAAACTCAACTCCCAGGGCCTCGGCTATCTGCTCGGCTATTGTGTTTTTGCCGCTGCCTGCCGGGCCGTACAAGTACACATTTTCGTGTGCTGCAACAAGCTTTAAGATGTTTGCAAAGTTCGGATCTAAAACCTGTTCGGTTTTTGTCGTTGTCTTCTTGTTATCTACAACCACGTTTATAATGCTGCCGGTGCCTACCTTCTTTGCCTCCTCGATTTGCTTTTTAAGGCTTTCAACCTCGGCGGCTGCTTCTTTCTTTCCGCGCTGGTAGCCTTCTTCCTGCTGCTGTGCGAACATCTGCGACATAAAATTTAAGGCCGCGCTGTTTACGTTGTTGTTTGCTGTTGCTGTTGCTGCTGTTGTGTTCTGCTCTTCCATATTGTTATTATTGTTATTGTTATTATTATTCGTGTTATTGCTTGTTGTTGTGGTGTTGTTTGCTGCTCTCTTTCGTCCTGCTGTGTAGTCCGCGAAGTTAATAGTTATTACCTTCTTGCCTACACGCTCAACGCTCAGAGTCTCGGAGTTGAAGACCACAACAAGCTCCTCCTCCTTGCTTGCGCCGTAACGGGGATGTCCCGGCACGCCGTGAAATGTCGTGCCTTCAGTGATTTCGTTTGCTAAAATGTAGTTAACGAGTTCAGCCTCGAAAGCTGTCAGACCGTTCTGGCGCATCTGTGATGTGCTTAACTTTTCCATATTGTTTAATTTTTATTGTTATTATTTAAGTTCGTGCCTGCGGCGGGCTCCAACCGCCATGGGAGGCGGTGTTTTGATGTGCGAACTAAGTGCATTTCGCCCCGTTGGACTACTATCTTTTACACGCTCGCACAGCGCAACACATCTCCTACAGGCTGTAATAACACGTGAATAATGCTAATACAGAAGTATTTTTTTGTAATGTAAACAAGCCAAAGAACGCTATATTATCAAATATTTATACCGTGGGAAAAATAATTTTATTTGCATAAAACCGCTGCCAAATTTGCAGGTTACAAATAAAATAGCTAATTTTGCACCGCTTGAGGATTTAAGCAGGTGAAGCGTTGAGCCTTCACGCCGTCCGCAACTGGCTGCAACCGGTTGCGGACTTTTTTATTTTACCTATATATAAATATGCAATAAGTTCAAAGAACGAGTAAGATGTTTTATCTTCTATCTTACGTGTGCAAAGTTAGTAATAATATTTGAATCGTGCAAGCTTTTTGCAAGTTTTTTTCGTAAAAAGTGAAACTTTTTTTTGAGTGTATAAAATGTTGATACGGAGGAGGATAGATGCAGCGCGCAACTTCGCGAATAAGCCTGTTTCCTTTGCGTGTAACGGCGTGCAGATACGGCGGCGTGTAAGCCATAAGGCAGGCACGGAAAAGGGCGGCAGAACGGCGCAGAATAGCCGGAACGCCTCGCGCGACTGAAAGAAAATTTTGCAGAAGGCGGCACAACGAG